ATGTAGACCGGGCGAAAGCGTTGGTCCAAGAAATGAGATCAGGGACTAGGGAATGGCCACCCCAGTTCGCAATCGTGTCGCAACGCCTAGTGCAGAAAGGGCCTAAACCGTACGCCCCGAAGTCGAAAAGGTTAGTAATAGCCTTTCCAAAGGATGAAGCTATCATTTGGAAGACTTTATCTCCACCACTCATGGATACATTGAGATTGGTGAAGGCTGAAAATGGGGTCGAGATATTGTGTGCCTGGCAAGATTTGCGTACAATCGACTTGCGGATGCAAAGCTTCCTGCAAGCCGCTGACAGTCATGGAAGGACAGTACTGTCTGGAGACGTCTCCAATTTTGACGCAACATTGCCGCCCTCGGCCATCATGGATGTTGGGGAGGTCATTGCGACATGGATCCGTGGGTACACTAAGCTAGTTGGCAAGCTTGTGTACGCGATGGTGTTCGGCACGCAGCTTATATCACAAGATAAGCTTTATGCGGCCGGCCCTTCGTCATTAAAATCAGGTTCTGGTGGAACAAACCTGATGGGGTCACTTCTTAACCTAGCAATACAATACTATGGGGAGGAAGCTGGTCTTTACAAGCTACATGGAGTCTGCGTGCTTGGCGACGACTTCATACTTGATGGCGAAGGCGTATCACCAGATGCCACGGCTGAGACGTTCAGACATTTCGGAATGGAATCGCACCCTGATAAGCAATTTTCCGAACGTAAATGCTTGCACTATCTGCAACGATTGCACTATTTAGGGCGTCCTGGTGGGATGTCAAGCGTTTATCGTACCCTCGGCCACGCTCTGGGGCTTGAGCGACTAGATACGAAGGTCGGGGTCTGGAATAAATATGCTTATATACTGCGTGCTCTCGGTCAGCTCCAAAACTGTGTGTTCAACCCATACTTCGTAAGCCTAGTTGAAACCTTGAAGGAAGGCGACAAATTTAGGCTAGGCGCGGAATTTGCAAACCCAATGGATTTGGTAACTAAGGCTGGTCCCCTTGGGCAACAAATCCTTGAGGAAGACATTAACGCACCATGGAAGAAGTCTGCAATGAACACATCCTTCGTTAATTGGGCTGTGAACGGGGTGGTTAGGGGTGAGAAGCTTCCTTCCCCTGGCCAAGGACTCTTTGAGCGTGTCTATGGTCAAGTGGGG